TCTACGCTCATATCCAAGACTTGACTCACGGTAACAAGAAGAAGGTAGATAGGGTTGTCTGGGCTTTACAGGGTAGGTTTGAGCATGGACGTATCAAGCTCAACAGTGAACATAAGTGGAAAGAGTTCCAAGATCAGTACTTGATGTTCCCAACCACAGGGGTGCATGATGATTTGATTGACTCTTTGGCTTACATTGACCAGTTAGCTGTGACTAGCTACAACGCTGACTACGAGGAAGATTCGTGGGAAGCTTATGATGATATTGCAGGTTACTAAATAAAGGACTATATGGCTGGTTTGTTTGAACAGTTTAATAGAATTGCTCCAAATTCCCCTCAACAAGGTACGTGGGATGCAGGTACTTTGTATGGTACTCGTTTTATGCCTACAACAGGTTCAAGCATTCCGGGTGAAATGTGGGTAGAAAAAGGCTTAAATGAGATCGGACATCGTACAGATCTTCAAGGTAATTACAGAGGAGCGAACCTTCCTAATTATGTTCTAGCTCATGAGCAGGAACATATTCAGCAAAATCGTGCAGAAGACCGTTATAAGAAGACAATGCATGACGTTTGGAACGATAATTTAAATAAAGCGTATGATATTAAAGATCCTAGAGCCTTAGGTTTTGACCACCCATATTGGTCTTTTAGTAAAAACCTTCAATCTAAGTCTGTACGTGAACGGTTAAAAGAGTTAGGGGCTGGGGAAGATGCATATTTAATGGGCAAAGCGGCTAAAACAAGCACTAATGAACTTTTTGCAAGTTTATCTGGATTAGAAGAAGCAAAACGCATTGATTTAACAAAAGATCCTATACTACGAAAAGAATTATTTAATAATGATATTCGCATGATAGAGGCATATAAAGCTTCTACAGGTCTTAGGCTTGATCGTTTAGATGCTCGTGATCTTTCACCCTCTACTCCTCAAGTGCCTCGTCAACCAACTACGATTGAATCTTTAAAAAATATAGTGTTTGGTACTGGTTTTGAACCTTCTATTAAATAGAGTATTGACAAAAAGTATTAAATATGATAGTATTCCTCACCTAAAAGGAAACAAATGGCTAAAGAGAAATTTGATAACGTAGAGAACATGGATGCTCAGTGGGAAGAACCTACAGAGTCCGACAAAGAGCTAGTAGAGTTCGTTGTTGAGCACTGTGATCGCTGGCGTGATTACCGTGATACTAACTTCCTAGATGACTGGTTGGAGTTTGAGCGTATCTTCCGTGGTCAGTGGGCTGCTGAGGATAAGACACGTGAATCTGAGCGTTCTAAGCTTGTAAGCCCTGCTACTCAGCAGGCTGTAGAGACTCGCCATGCTGAGATCATGGAAGCTATCTTCGGGCAAGGTGACTTCTTTGACATTGGTGATGACGTACAAGATGTAAATGGTAACGACATTGACGTGAGCATGATTAAAGCTCAGTTGATGGAAGACTTTGCTAAGGATAAGATCCGTAAGAGTATCGACCAGATTGAACTCATGGCTGAGATCTACGGTACTGGTATCGGTGAGATCATCGTTAAAGAAGAGGTAGAGTATAAGCCTGCCACTCAAGCTATTCCCGGTGTTATGGGACAAGCTGCCATCGGTGTGATGGAAGGTAAGCGTACAGCCGTTAAGATCGTACCTGTTAACCCTAAGAACTTTCTGTTTGACCCTAACGGTACAACAGTTGAAGAGTGTATGGGTGTAGCCATTGAGAAGTACGTATCCATGCACAAGGTTGTTAAAGGCATGGAAGACGGTATCTACCGTAAGGTTAACATTGGCCCTGAAGCTCCTGATGATGACTTGGAAGCTACCCAAGAATCCTCTCAGTTCCAAGACGATAAGGTTAAGTTGTTGACCTACTACGGCTTGGTTCCTCGTGAGTACTTGGAGCAGCTTGAGAACGATGGTGCAGAAGTTGTTGACTTGTTCCCTGAAGACTCCAATGCTGATGATTACGCTGACTTGGTAGAGGCTATTATCGTTATCGGTAATGATTCTCTGCTTTTGAAGGCTGAAGCTAATCCTTACATGATGAAGGATCGTCCTGTTATCTTGTATCAAGACGACACAGTGCCTAATCGCTTGTTGGGTCGTGGTACGGTTGAGAAGGCCTACAACATGCAAAAGGCTGTGGATGCTCAAATCCGTAGTCATTTGGACTCTCTGGCCCTCACAACAGCTCCTATGATCGCTATGGACGCTACCCGTCTGCCACGTGGTGCTAAGTTTGAGGTTAAACCCGGTAAAGCTATCCTCACCAATGGCGCTCCAAGCGAGATTGTCTACCCATTTAAGTTTGGCAGCACTGATGGCTCTAACTTGCAGACATCCAAAGAGTTCGAGCGTATGCTTTTGCAAGCTACAGGCACTCTGGACTCTCAAGGCATGGTGTCTAATGTGTCTCGTGACGCTGGTGGTGCCGGCATGTCTGCTGCTATGGCAGGTATTATTAAGCGTTACAAACGTACTTTGACGAACTTCCAAGAGGACTTCTTGATTCCTTTCATCAAGAAAGCTGCCTTCCGCTATATGCAGTTTGATCCTGACCGTTATCCAGCGGTTGATTTGAACTTTGTGCCTACAGCTACTTTGGGTATCATGGCTCGTGAGTACGAACAACAGCAGTTTATCGCTTTGTTGCAGACTCTAGGCCCAGATACACCTGTGTTGCCTGTGATCTTGAAGGGTATCGTACAGAATAGCTCCTTGACTAATCGTGCTGAGATGATGGCTGCTCTGGATAAAATGTCTCAACCTAACCCTGAGCAGGCACAAATGGCTCAAGCACAGGCTCAGTTGGCTATGCAGGCACAGCAGGCTCAGATCGCGGTGGCGACTACTCAGGCTGAGCGTAACAAAGCTGAGGCTATGAGTGCAATGATTGATGCTCAGTTGAAGCCTAAAGAGGTGGAAGCTAAAATTATTGCCTCTACAACACAAAATTTACCTACAAATGATGCTTTAGCTTCACAAGAGTTCGAAAAACGTGTTAAAATTGCTGACTTGATGCTCAAAGAAAAAGATATTGAGAACAAGTTGAAGGTGGTAGAGATGCAAACTGCTGCTAAACACGCACAAAAGACTAACGATAGTGAATTCTTGAAGAAAATCATTGGTGGTGAATGAGTAAACTAAAGGAAATCGTTCTTGCTGATGCCTCTACGGAGGCTAAAGTAGCTGCTTTAGCAGTTCTAGTGGATAAGAAGCTACTAGAGCTTGCTGAAGTGGTTATGAGCACCAAGAAACTTGAAGGCCCTAAAGGTGAGCAAGGCTTACAAGGCCCTAAAGGGGAACAAGGTGACCGAGGTTTACAAGGTGATAAAGGCCTAGACGGTAAAGATGGTGTAGACGGTAAAGATGGCAAGGATGGCGCTGACGGTGTATCTGTTGTAGACGCTAAAATTGACTTTGACGGTACTTTAGTCATTACTTTATCAAATGGTAAGGAGATTACAGCTGGTGATGTAGTCCCTGAAGGTATTGCTAAAGACGTAAACATTATTACTAGCGGTAACGGTACGGCTAAAGTTGTTACTGACACTCTAGCAAGCTTACAAGCTCAGATTGACGCTATTACAGGCCTTGACGGTGAATTAGGGACTATGGCTCAGCAGGACGACACTGCTGTAGACATCAACGGTGGCGCTATTGATGGCACAATAGTTGGCGCAGTAACCCCTGCTGCTGGTACGTTTACTACGCTAATTGGTGGCGGTGGCTCTGCAAACTACGGTCAACTCACGGGCGGCGTAACAACAAAAGCAATTGAGTTCACTGCACTCGGCTCAGATACAAACGTAGCACTTGCACTGCGTTCACAAGGCACAGGAGCCATTGACCTAGCTGCTGGTTCTAGAGGTGTGAACATTAGTAACGGTGGGACTGTTACTGCTATTACTAGGACTGCTGCGGGTAGTGGGTATACGTCTGCCCCGACAGTAACAATTTCAGCTCCAACTACTGCTGGCGGCGTTCAAGCTACTGCAACTTGTACTGTTACCGCTGGTGCTGTTAACACGACATTCACCATCACCAACGCAGGTAGTGGCTACGTAGAACAACCAACAGTGACCTTCTCAGGTGGTGGTGGCTCTGGTGCTGCTGCTTATGCTACTGTTGGGTCTGGTGCGATTATTCGATCACTAGGCAGCACTGGAACTCAGTCGTTAAGTTTTTACACACCTAGTGGCGAAATCTTACGCCTGCGCGATACAGGTTCAACAGGCACTTATGTGATGGTGAATACCACCTCAAGCGGGGCCAATATACTTGCACAAGGCTCAACAAACGCTTTCTTTGGGTTCAACTCAAACGGTACTGGTGCAATTCAATTTGGCACAAACGGCAACACAGGCAACACTCAACTTCAAGTATCCCACACAGCCTCTGCTGTGAACTACGTACAGGTTACTGGCGCGGCTACTGGTGCTGGCCCAATCATCAGTGTTCAAGGTAGTGATGCAAACGCAGAAATGCGGTATCGCACCAAAGGTGTATATAACCATTCCTTCCAGAATGGAAACGGTAATGCAAATTTTATCATTGACCAAACAGCTGGTAACTCTGTTGTCAATAGGTTACAAGTTGCTGGGTCAGTTGCTGGTTCTGCTCCTTCAATGTCCTCCGTTGGCTCAGACACCAACATTGACCTAGCCCTGACACCAAAGGGAACAGGATTGGTAAAGTTTGGAACATACACAGCAGGCGCTCCAGCAGCAACTGGGTATATTTCAGTTAAATCCGCAGCTGGCGTAACTTATAAAATTTTAGTATCAACTTAACTTTGGAGAACCTTAAATGGCCCTAATCAAATCAGTAGACACAGACTTCGGTATTCCTGCAACATATTGGAACATTGGAGCAGTACAAGAAGACTTCAAAGGTCAAGGCACAGAAGTGACCTTCTACGGCTACGCAAGCAAAGAAGCCCGTGATGCTGGCAAGCAACCATTGAGCGCAGGTAAGGTGCAGATTGCTGGTGACGAGTACGTTGCAGGTGCTGATCGTGCTGCCTTGTACGCAATTATCAAGCAAAAGCCTGAATTCAAGGGCGCTCAAGACGCTTGAAAATTCAAGCTTACGCTTAAAGGTTTATTTACATAGTTAATTGTATATTTTTAGATTTTCTATGTAAAAGCTATTGACAAAGTACTACTTTTTATGGTAGTATCCGTTTAATTATATTATACATACAAAGGTTCTCCTTATATGGACAAAGAACTTCAAAAATATTACGAGGATGCCTTCTCAATGATGTCCACTGATGGGTGGAAAGATTTAATGGAAGACATCTCTGAAATTAAGAATACCTACGATAAGTTATCTTCTGTCACGGAAACACACCCATTAGACTTTCGTCGTGGACAGGTAGATATTTTAGAG